ATTATCTATTTGGTCGGCGAGTTCCATCTGACAAAAATTTATAAATTCCTTTTTTTGTTAAAGTTAAAGAATTAGGAAAAAGATTTCCACTAAATCTGGGTGTAGAAGATGATTGATTAACTAATTCGCAATTAGTAGATAATTGTCTATATAATTTCCTATTTTCTCTTGTATTATTCCATCTTCCACCAGGGAATGGATTATTTTGACATACAAAAACAAATCCTTCTTCTTTATTACTTCTTTGGGATGTTAGAGTTAAACCTTCCCATCTAGCTACACCTTCAATATAGTAATTATAATTAGTAAATTCAATAGCTGTATTATCGGTATAGTTAGTTGTTATAGTCGAACCTATTAATTCTATATTATCAGAACCTGATTTTTGTCTATATATATTAAAAAAAGATTCAATGTTATATTCTCCAATTAATGGATTAGTAAAATCATAAACAGATTTTCCTGATATTTTCCAATAAATATTTATAACTTTACTATTAGTTATTGTAATATTGGTAATATTTGGTTTAATTAGTGTTACAGAGTTTATAATGAAAGAATTAGTTAATTGGCTTATAATAACTTTTAAATCATTAGAATAAGATATATTTGGATTTAATTTTATATTAAATATAGATATTCCTTCATTGTTGGAAGGAATAAAACTTACTATCCCTTCATTTTCGTTATTATTAGAGGTAATATCACTTATAATAGCTTGCCCTATATCTACATTACTTTGCTCAATTATATTAAACATAAAATACGTTTGATTAAAATAATAATCATTAAGTTTTTCGTCTTTAGAATCTACTTGTCCAGATGAGAAAGAAGGAGGTTCTTGATTAGAAACATTATTGTTATCTGCGTCTTTGACGCATAATATTAAATTTTTATTATAGCTGTCTATTTTTGAAAAATCAATTTCTATAAATGAATCAGGAAATCCCGGATCTTCACTACTTTTAACAAAGAAAGGTATGCTATTAGACCTTTCTTTTCTTTCAAAAAATGATACGGCATATGGAGAATTAAAAAGTTTTAATTCAATAATTTTATTTTTTAATGTAGCGTCGCTAGTATCTAATCTTATAGAATCTTTAGATAAAACATTTAATGATACATCGGTATCCCAACTAGAAAATGGGTTATTACTTATATCAAAATTAATTAAATTATAACTAGTATTATAATTTAGATATTCATCTGCTATTTCTAACACAGATAATCCATCTGAAAATGAATTATCTGGACCGCTTCCAGTATATGTGCCATAATATTTGTATAACACGGAGGCTTTATCGATTATAGATGGGTCTTTGATATGTAATTTATAAAAATCGAATGCGTTTACATTTACATCTAATGTATCTGCATTATACAATCTTATTCTAGTAGCTACATTTGTTGGAATTCTGGTCAAATATGTGGGAAATATAGTAAGCGGATTCCCTAATGATCTCTCTGAGACAGGATAAAAGTCTGTTATAAAAGAATAATTAAAATAAACATCAAATGTTTCTTTAGAATTAAATGTTAATGTATCAGGAGGACCATTATAATATCCATTCCATATTCCATTAAAACTAATATCGTTATTAGGGGAATACCAAGAACCTGAAGCAGATAAATCGGGCATTGGCGCAATAAGAGAAAATCCACTTCCAGACGATATATTTTGTGTTGAAAAAGTGGATGTTTTATCTAATAAATTTATTCTTGTAAAAGTATGAATTGGATTCAAAGAATTATATTTTGATGTAAGTGATGTAGGCCAAGGAGAATTATCAGGTTTAATCCCAGTATTATATGTTTCAGTAAATAATGATAATTTATAAGTAAATGTTTTAGATGCGGAAGGAAATACAGTTTGTTCAGTAATAAGTTTTAAATCATTTTCTTCAGTTTCTAATATATTACTACCTATTAACTTTATTTTTAAAGGAGGTATTAATGTTGAACTATCTAATGAATTAACAAATGATTTGTTAGCTAGTGTAGATTGAGAGTTTTTATTTACAATATCTATAGAACATAAATTAACAGTTAAATTATTTATAAATAAATCTTTAAATCGTTCTAAGTTGCTATTTACTGTAAATGATATAACTTGTAAATCAGTTATATTAACAGTATTTATAGAACTTAATGTTGAAATGGAATCAAAATCATCAATCAGCACTCCAGTATCTGATAAGTTAGGGAAAGTGAAAGTTGAAGGAGTAAAATTAAATATATTATTATTTAAAGTTGCTGTAATATTAAATGAATTAGTAATATAAGTATCGTTTCCATTAACTTCAGAATTAAATACGGTAGCTGATAAATCATTAGGTATTAATGAGAATGATATATCTATTACTGAACCCTTTACTAAATTTAAATTTGTTAAATTAAATTGAGAATCAGAAACTTTTATTTGAAATAAGTCTAAATTTAACACATAATTTGTAGGATCAATACCTACAACTGGATTTGTTGCTGGTATTAGACTTTCTTGACCATTAATTGTTAAAAATTCTGGATTAAATGTTCTAAATAAAGGGTCAGCTGAATCAAAAATTAATGTTAATTCTAAATCTTTTACTCCACTAATAGTTTTTAATGAAAGATTATTGGTGTTAATTTCATTATTGTTTATAATAATAGGTAAATTATTAATACTTAGAAAGTTTTCATAATTAATATTGGATTTAATAACAGTAGTGACATTAGATAATGGATAAATTAATGGGGTAAAGTTAAAATAATTAATATAATTTTGTCTAGTTCCTAATAAGAGATTATTATTATCAATATACATCATATTATAAAAATTATGAGAAGGATTATTATTTTCATTAGTATCAAATAATTCATTGATATTACTTCTTCCGCAAAATACTTTTACAACAATATTATTATTAATAATTTTATTAATTAATCCATTTTGAGATGAAAAAGAAGTTTTATTTATATTATTATTTACAGAAATGGGTTCAAATGTCTCATTAGAAATTAAAGGTTTTTTTAATTTTAACATAACTATATTAAAACTAATTGAACCTTCTTCATATGTGTCTGGATTATATTGTGCTATGATTTCTTTTATTTGTCCATTAGTGCCAGTATTTAAGTGGTCTATACTTATTTTTATAAATTTTCTTTCTTGCCACCAATTAATTTGACTTAAATTATCGAATGAAAGAAAACTATTTTTCATTAATATGTAAGGTCTAAAATTATTATTATTTTTTACAATTCTAACATTATAATCAGAAATACTTGGATTATTAGTAAAATTTAATGTTATATCTAAACATTTAAATGGAATAGAATAAGACATATATTATATTTTAATATTTTAAAAAATAATATATTTATATTTTTGAATAAGTTTTATATTTTACTGCGTTAGAATATCTTTGAACCTCTGTAAGATTTTCTTTTGTTTTAGTAATCAAAGGAACTTTTTTACATGTATTATCACACGGGTCTTTAACATACTTAACTACATTATATTCTGGAACTTCATTATTAGGATTAAATAATGTAGCATAATTATATTTGTTATAATTATTAGTTGGTATTTTATTTCCATTAGAATCAAGTTGAAATTCAATGTTATTAATTCTATATAATTGAGGATTAGATATTCCACTTATATCAGAATAATATGTTAGTCCATTCTTTAGTTTTAAATCTACAGACCATCTAGCTAAATAAGGAACTGGAAATATAGAATTATATACTGAAGTATAATTTACACTTATATCTTGAAATAAAACACTATTAGAATCATTATAGGTATTTAGATTACTTAGATTTGATGTATAAGTTTTTGTAATATTTAATGTATTTATAGAATCTAATAAATTAGAATAAGATATATCTTGAATATCAGTTAATCCGTTAGAATTAGTATATGTATTGGGATTCTGTATTAATCTATTTAATTCTCCATTATAATTGTTAGGTAAATTATTAGATATATCTGTATTAGTCCATAGATAATAATTAATTTTTATTTCTTCTATATCATTAAAATATGTAAATCCATCAGAATAATTCATTAAACTATTAAATAAATTTAATATTGCGTTATTAGGCAATGTTAATTCGATACTGGATGAATCTTTAATTATTAATGAAGGTGCGGAAGGTTCAAAATTAAAAATAAATGAATCTACATTTAATATATTAAATGAAATATCATATTCATCTATATTTGGAGAAACATTATTATAAATAGTGTTATTTATAATATAAGTGTATGATGCCCATATTTGAGAATCAGTTAGACAAGCATTAAAATATTTAAAGTGGTCTGATATAGCAGGTTGATTTGGCAATACTATATATTCTTCAGGTAAAGAGACAGTAAAATCAAAATCAAAATTAGAAGTATTTATATTTATATTTTTTAATTTATTCAAATTTAATTCATTAAATGATACATCATTATATTGAATATTTAATCCAGTAGTTAAAAGTAAATTATTACTGTAATCAGATAATGGATTATTTATGAATCCAAAAAACCTATATTTAATTGTAGTTTTTAATGATTCTATAGCCCAATCATCTATTAAACTATATCTAATTTCTGTTTTTTGATCAGGAGGAATATTAAATTTTATTAAATTATTGGAATAATCATAGTTAATATCTGGTGCGAAAGGATAATATGGTTCCGGAGATAATAATGTATCTGAAAATAAAAAGAATTTTTGTCCATATTTTATTTTACTATAATTTTTAAAGAGAAAATCTCCATTTTTTACTACCCAATTAGAATGTTTTTTATTTATTTTAATATCAAATGATTCATCTTTTATAATACTTTCTAATATATTATCACCTTCTTTGGTATTAAAATTATATTCTACTCTGGATAAATAAGGTATTAGTTTGTTATTTTTAAGGTAAGAAGAAGATAATGGAAATTCAGTTAAATTTAAGTCAGTGCTAGTTATAATTTTATACATTTTTGTATCAAATAATTTGAATATAGCAATATCGTGTAAAGCAATTCTATTTTTAGAATAAAAATTATATTTGCGTAAATATGATAAATAATCTGGATCATTTAATGTTGGAGTTATTCCATTCCTAAATTGTTCGACTGATTTCAGAAGAGTTGTTATGTCATACGTGGAGCCTTTATTTGTAAAAAATTTATAATCAAATCTATAATTCCATTTTCCTTCTCTTGGAAGAATTCCATTTATTCCTCTAATGTCATGACCTAGATAATTAAATTGAATTTCTGGTATTCCTCCATTTTCTATGAAATATATTAATCTATTATTTATTACTATATACATGTTAAATGTTGTATTTTCTACATTAATGCATATCCATTTAATAGTATATTCTCTTCCATTAATAAATTTAAATGGATAAGATATTCCACTATGTCTGTATATCCATCCTCCATTAGCAATAGTTCCATCTTTATGTAATCCAATGAAAGTTTGATTATTTAATCCTTCATTATATTTAGTATGCGTTCCTACAATAATATTTGAATAGCTTAAATCATTAAAATTAGTAGTATTATCTAATGTAAGTTCGAACATATATGATGGGTTAGATAGTCTATAGATTTCATCTAAATTATCTCCGGGTAGGTTTCTATAATATTGACCTATATTATAAGATAAAGGAAATGTTATTGGTGATGAATTAGGCGCTACTATATTGAAATCTCCAATAATTGCACAATTTGAACGATATACTCCTCTATAAGAGAAAGAATTAAATAAAAATTTATCATCCCATAAATTTGGATTTCTACTTATATCAATATATTTTTTATAACTGCTTAATATTATAGGTAAGGTTGTATATCCGTATATTATTGTATCACCACTAACGTCATAATTTACAGTGCCTATATTAGAAGTAAATGTGGCAGATATATCTCCTATTAAAGGCACATTAGAAATATCAGTCCATAAAGTAGAATTTGTTATAGACCTTATACTAGAAGACTCTTCGTAGAATATACTACTAATATCTTTAATCTGGTCAAATATACTAGATAATATACACATATTACTTTCATCATCAAAACTTGTAGTATATCCATTATTATATCCATATACACCTGAATTATTATTGTTTATAAATAAATTATTATTGAATATAGCTGGATTTTCTAAAATTCTAGGATCATTAATCCCGTCATAATCTGACGGCAATTCCCATCCATTATTATTAAATGTTTTTTCATTATTTGGAGTGTATAAATTAAATGAAAATGTATAATTCATATTATTTCTTCTATTACCTGCAAAATTAATTAACGAATCTGTTAATAAATGTTTTGTAGTCTTAAATAAATCATTAATAGGATTTGATTCGATTAATAATCTTTCTTTGTTAATATCCATAATAATATTACTAGATATACACGATTCTATAAATCTATTTTTACTAACATCAAAAGAAGTTTTTGATGGTGTATAAGTTGCTCCTGTTTTTTTATTAAGAACATTACTTAAATCTATAATTTGATTATTTAAACTAATATCATAAGTCCATTCAAATATGTATTTTCCAGCAACTAAATTTTTAGGATATGTGATTCCTTTATCTGGTTCATTAATAAAATATTCGTGTATTCCTGAAATATCATTTATTTGTAATAAATCATAAGATAAATCTTTTATAAAATTTTCATATTTAGTGTGAGTATCTAAGTGATATGGAATATTATAATTTCTTAAATTAAAAGATATATCATTAATACTTTTATTATAAAAATTAAGAGATGCATCAAAAAAATTATAAGAAACATCTTTGGTATTAATTAATTGACCATTTTTATAAGTGAATTGACTTAAATTATTATTTCCATTATATTTTATTTGTAAAAATAAAGAACTAGTATCATTATCTATTTCACTGTTTGATAAATTTTTTAATACATTGAAATAATCATTATTTAGCTCTTTTAAAAAATTAACAGCATCTGGTCTATCGTTAAAATAATCTAATGGAGTTTTTCCAGGATCAAACAGTCCATCGTTATAAGAAACGGCATCATAATTTTCATCAAAGTTAATATTAGAGTTAATATTATAAAATTCACTGAAAAAATTTTTATCTTTAAATGTTTGGTAGTCACCCCCATAAAGAAGCGTAATGGCTTCGTCCCCACCGTGGCTATTTTTTTTAGGAATCAATCCATATATATTAATAATTGGTTCAGCATTGTTTCCATAATTGTATTTAATATTATTATATAAATCATTAGCTATACTAGGATTTAATGAAACATTATAATTATAATATAATTGATTTCCGCTATCTATTAATTCTGTGAAACTTATATCCAATAATTGTGTTGGATAGAAATGAATTCCAGATTGAGTATAATCAAACGCATTATTAGGACTAATACCGCTATTTGATGAAATATCATATATATTAACATAACTAGGATTTCCAGGATATAATTTTGAATAAGTATATATTCTAGATGTGAAATTCCACCTTATGTCTATGGTTGATTGAGATAAATCAGAAATATCATATACTATATTATTACTTTCTGGAAACATACTTTTTGTTTTATAAAATACCTTCCAATCTTCTTTTTCAATAAGATGTGCCCATTTTGGAACATTTATCAAGTCGTTTCTATAAGACCTTAGAAGATGTGTCCAATTATTGTTATTACTTATAGTAGGTTGTATTTTTTCATAAGCATAATATTTATTATCATTAATTAATGTATTATTAGATGAAACATCATTAACAAATTCATTGGTATTTAATTGTATTATATCATTTGTAAATTTCTCTTGTAGATTTCCAGATACATCAAAATAATCTAATCTATAATTATTTAATTCAAGTATATTTATTGAGTTATCATTTATAGTGATATTTGAATCACTTAGTATGTTTTTAAAGTTGTTATTAATATTACTATTATCTAATGTTAGTGTATTATTATATATATCTACGGCTTCATTATTTTTATTAATAAAAAAGTGAAAGGTTAAATTTAAATCTAAAATTTCGTTATTTTCATAAAGATGTTTATAAATATCATCATTAGTAGAAACATATTCATTACCTGTTCTATTATTTTCAGGTTTATATCTTTCAATATATGAATATAATAATAATTCTTTATCTTTTTCAGATATATTTATAGTTAAAGTTTTATTATCATTATATTGAACTTCTGGTGGATATTGAGGTGTAATATTTCTACTAACATCTAATGTATTAAAAATAGAAGCATTGAATTGATTAAAATTAAGATTTTCAATTTGAATATTTGGAGTATAAAATGGAAAGTTTCCTTCCAAATTATAAATATTAGAATTTAATGTATAAGTAGCATTAACAATTTTATACGTCCAGACAAATGAAAATTTTGTATATTTTGGAGAAACAATTCTAACAGATTTTTTTTCAGGCATTTTATTTTGACTATTAATTCCGGATGTTTTAAATATTTTAATATAGTTAGAAGAAGTATCGGCTTCTAAAGCAGACACATAATTATATGTATAAAAATATGTAGGGGTAGTATCATTTATATTGATTATAGAATTTGTTAAAGAATTATTTACATTATTATTACTATCTACTAGATTATCTTTGTTTGGAATTATACTTAAATTATTACCATTATACCAAGGACCATTTATATCTTCCCATATATAGAAATGATATTCTACATAAGCATTATTGTTATTTAAATTAATTAAATGATTATTAATATTATTAATATCATCATCTGGTATAGAGAACTCTACATAATCTAATTCTCCATAATAAGCATTAGTAGAATAAATAGAATCATTATAATTAGATTTATCTTTATATATAATTTTATTTCCATCTAAAAATGATGTTATAGGATTTTTAAAGAAGCGTGCTGTGCCTAATGTATTTCTAGATATATCAGTTGTATTAATATTACTTGAGCTAAAATCAAATATACATAATGATGGATCATTGATTAAATATTTTTGAGAATCGATTAGTGATATATTATTTAAAGTAATGTCAGGAGTTTCATTAATGTTTTTATTAGTAATTGTAGTTATAGGATTTATATTATTGTAGTTAATTATTCCTTTAGATAAATTATAAAAAAATATGCCATTTGACATTTATATATATATATAAATAAATATTTAACATTTCCATCTATTGCCACAATTTAAACAAGTTACGAATGTAGTCATGGGTTCATCCGCAGACCTTGTTTGCATTTCATAATAAGTGCACTTTCGTTTCTTACACTTATAACATTTAAATTCATCAGTAGCAGCCGAAATATCTTCCTTTGTAATATTAATATCTCTTTTAATTTTAGCGTCAATTAAAGCCTTCCATTTATCTGGATTCATTTCTTGATGACTAATTTGTTTTAAATCTTTTTTATTAATTATATCTTTTTTTATATTCTCTAAAAATTCAATATTGTTGTTAGATAAATTCATGTATATGCTTCTGAATCTATTTACATATAAAACAACAAAATACGGATTATCCCATTTTTTTACTATTTTTTTTTTACTGGCTTGTGATATTGCGAAATTAAATATAGATATTTCTAAATTTTTACATTTTACATCATTTAAATTAAATTTTTTGAAACTTTCACAATTATTCTGTCTAAAAGATACAGGGTCTGATACGTTCATTATATTAAATAAATAAATATTAGTATATTTAATATATTTCAATTTAATAATTATTTATTTTCCTCGTCACTTGTAATATAACTATCTTCTGTTAATTCTGAATATTCATCAGAATCTGCATAATTTTCTTCATCTTCCTCTTCTTCCTCTTCTTCATCTTCCTCTTCCTCTTCTTCATTATTGTTATTATCATTATTGTCTTCTAATTCGCTTTCTTCTAATTCACTGAATGACGCTTCTTCTTCGTCTTCTTCATCATCGGCAATTTCTTCATAATCTTCATCTTCTTCATCTTCTTCATCATCAACAACAAATCCATCTTTCAAATATCCTTGTTTTGTTTTTTGTGAATCAGATATATTGTCTAATTCATCTGATTCTTCTGAATCATCATCATTTAAATCAATAAATCCTCCAAATAATTTTTCGTAAGAGGCTTTCCATTCATCTAGTGTAGAATCTAAAATATTATTGTCAGATATATTTTTTTCACTATGTTTAATTATAACAATTTTTCCATAAAACAAATTTTTATCTAGTGGAGGAGGCAATTCATATTTATTAATATTATTGGATCTGCCGCTTGTTTTAGCATATAAAGAATAATATGTATTATTTACATTCCATGTATGTCTTATTTCAAAATCTTTATTGTTTTTTAGATTACATTTTTTATAAAGTTCATTTAAATTAATGTTTCTTGATGATTTAATAGCCAAGGAACCGAGTTTATCTACATAAATAATTTTCACCATTTATAGAAAATATTTCTAATCGGTTTAAATAGTTATCAAATATATTATTTAATAGATGTATAAATATTATATTTCGGAATTAAATTTAAAAAACAATAATTTTAAAAAATTAACTAAAGACATTGATGTCACTAGTAAGGATGTTATTACATTATTATCAATTAATGGTAAATATATAATTGATAATGATTATATAAATCATTATATAATTAATGATTTTGATAATGAAGATTTAATAATAAAAAATTATTTAGAAAAATACACATTATTGATTAGTAAATTAAATTGGAAAAGTGTAAAAAAAAGTGATATAAAAAATGATCATATAGAAATAATTATACACGAAGATATTTATAAAATATCAAAAAATACAGATTTAGTAGTAGAGACAGTGAATAATGTAATTAAAGACATATATGTTAAATCTAATTTAAAATATGATAATTTTTCATTAAAAGAAGATATAAGTTATTTATTAACAAAGATAATATTATAATATAATAAAATGATTATATGGTTATTTAAACATATAATATTATCATTAGTATTAATAATTTCTATTCATTATACTTATGTTTTTTTAAAAGATAATTTAACAACTCCAAAAACAATTGATTTAATTCAAAAACCTAAAGAAAAGTATAGTGAAATTTATAAATCTCTTAAAGAAGACAGTAGTGATGATAAAATAAATGATAATATGAAAGATGAATTGAAAAGTTATTTAAAGGAATTAACATCGAATAATGATACTAATGAACCCAATACAATAGATAATTATAGCGAACAATCATATTCTAATTATTAGATAAAACGATATAAACGTATAATAATATTATATCTCATAATGAAAATTACTAATTTTGATAAAAAAAACATTATTAATAAATTTCCAAATATTAAACCTTTTTATGAAAAAAATTTACATAAAAAGGTTAACAAATTAACTAATTTATATGTTATAATTCCAAAAGGGAGGAAATATTTTGTTTGGTTCACTAAATACAAAGGTTCTAATGTATGTATGCTATTATTATATAATAAAAAAACTAGGAGGATTGATGAAATAGAAATAAAAAAGTGTAGTTTTAATGGAGTATTAACTAGTGGAGTTGGAACTATATTATATGGAACTTTGATAAATATAGACAGATATTTATTTTTAAATGTAGAATCTATTTATTATTACAAGGGTTATAATTTATTTAATGAAAATGAATACACAAAATTAAATTATTTAGAAAAATTTATAAATAAAGATATAAAACAAAGATTTTATGGTAAAAATTCTATCGTATTGGGATTATCTATAATATCGGAAAGCTACGAAGAGATAAAACATTTTTTAAGTAAAGTGTCATTTAATGTATATTGTATTCAACATAGAAATTGGAATTATTGTAGATGTTATTATAATGAACGGATAGTTAATAAAGAAACAAAATTTGCGACATTTAAAGTTAAGGCATCTATAAAAACCGATATATATATGCTATATTATATGAATGCTAATGAGTTAGAATATCATTCATCTGTTAGTATTCCAACATACAAATTAAGTGTTTATATGAATTCTTTATTTAGAAATATAAGAGAAAATTATGATTTAGATGATATAGAAATGAGTGATGATGAAGATGATTTTGAAGACATTTCAGAAGAAAAATATTTAAAGGAAGATATTTGTTATAATATGAAATGTATGTATAATTATAAACAGAAAAAATGGAGTCCTCTAGAAATTTCTAAAGAGAAAATAATAAATAAAAATCAAATTTTATTTTTAGAAAAATAATAATGAAATATATATATATATAATGTCTTTTGGAGCAACAAATGATTCATTAATTTCAGATGCCTTAAATGGCTTAGGTAAATCATCTCCTAGTGCTATTAAGTTTAACAAATGTGGAGGTAAAAAACGTAAATCACGTAAATCTCGTAAAAACCGTAAATCACGTAAATCTCGTAAAAACCGTAAATCACGTAAAAAACATAAATCACGCCGCAAACAAAAAGGTGGATGTGGTTGTGGAAAAATGATAGGAGGTAAAAAACGTAAATCTCGTCGTTCTCGTCGCAGAAGAAGTCGCAAACAAAGAGGAGGATATTCTCAATATGGAAATAATGTAGCTAATACTCCTTCCCATTCTAGTCCCGATACTAGGGGTCCTATGCCTTGGGCAACTGGTCCCGTAAGTTTTAGAAGAAGTAATAATTGTTAAATATATTATTTATAAAATTAATTTAAATATATTAATTTAATCAAAATTATAATGATTAAATTAATTTATTCTTTATTTTTTTCACTAATTTTTAATTCTGTTTTTGTTAATTCGGCAAGCACATATGATTTATGCAGTTATAATTGTCAAAGTGTTAATCATATATCTCGTAATTATCCAAACGACGACGCTCTTAAACATTTGAATGAAAATAATTGGTGGGTTGTAAAATATGCAGATGGAAGGTATTATTATCATAATTTTGAAACTAGGGAAGATACTTGGGATTATCCATATCAAGAAATAGGATATGAAACTATAATCCTAAACGAGTAATATAAAATAATAATAATAATACAGATATAAATATAATTGATATACAAGATGTGTAATAAACTAGTCCTCTCTTGTATTTAAAATGAGTAACATAAATTAAATAACATAAATTATCACATAGATATATATATTTACATGAACCATAATCAAATATTTTTCTGTATATATTATCGTGTGATTTTAGAAAGTTATTATATTTAATAGGTTCATCGCATACCCAACATCTTTTTTTTATATTTATTCCAGAATATGATACAATTTGTATTCGTAAATCAGGATTTTCAAAAACTTTTAACATATTTATAAATATATATTAATTTTTATATTATTAATATATATATAAATGGCTGCTGTATTAGAAAATATAGAGAAAGAAACTAAAATAAAAATGGAACAGGCATTATACATAAAATTAGCAACTCATCCATTAGGAGATTTAGAGCGTTATAAAGGATGGGATAAAATAGAAGAGATAAAAGATAGAATTGAGATATTCGAAGGATTAACAAACAAACAAGCTATGTCTATAAATCCTATATCAGATAGATTATTAAAAAAAAGAGGATTGGAGGCATTAAAAATATTAGAAAAGGAATATGAATTAGCTCTTGAACAATATAATAAAAATTTAAATAAAAAGGCATCATCTAGTGACAGAAATAGAAGGAAAAAAATGAAACAAAGAATTAGAAAAAAAACAATGAAACGTATGTTAAAGGGGACTGAACCAGAAGGAGGCTGGGATACGATTGGTGAGTTAGAAGGAATTGATAAGAAAGTATCATCAAACTGGGGAGGAAAAAAACATAAAAAAAGAAAAACTAAAAAGAGAAAACATACTAAAAAAACAAAGAAAAGAAAAAGTAGAAAATCAAAAAGAAGAAAGAGTAGAAAAAGAAATTAATATATTTATAATATATAATGAGTGAGTCAAAAATACAACATATTATAAATAAAGGCAATAATTTAGTCAATAAAATTAAAGAGAAAAAAAATAGGAAAAAAGGACAATTAATAGATATTACAAAAGATTATGATAAAGTTTATGATAATGAAACAATATTAAAATATAGCAATGCCAAAGAAGAAGTATTAAAAAGATGGACTGAAGCATTAAAGAATATTGATATAGAAGGTTCAAGTGAAAAGGAGTTATTTAATATATTACAAAAAATAAGGGAAGATGTTGCATCTGAAAATGATTTATTTGTCAAAGGATTAACATTCAAAGGGGGTAAGAAAACAAGAACAAGAAAAAGAAGAAGAAGAAGAAGGAATATGAAGAAAACAATGAAGAGAAGGAATAGAAAGACAAAAAAAACTACAAGAAAGAGAGTGAGAAGAACAAAAAAATAATCATTTATTATTCAATACTTAACCCATTGAATTAAAATTTATCTCTCCCAAATTATTTTTAAAGAGTTAAAAGATTATAAATAATTTTTAATTTTAAAAAAATTATTAATTATTATAAAAGGTTAGAAGTATCTATTAATTGCTCCCACGTATTTATCCATTTAATTATTGTTTTTATATCAATAGTTCCAGAATGACTTCTAATTTCTATTGTATTTTTATTATTGAATAAATTAGTTAGATTCAGTTTGTAATATCTTTGACATCTAAACCAATTTCCACAATCAATCCCTTTGCCTCTTTCTGTAAATATAGGACTATTTTTATCAATAGGATTAATTAAATTCAACAATTCATATTTATTTCTACATGTATCAATGAGTTTATAACAATTATGTAGAGATTTATTTTTAAAATGAATATTATCTCTATTAGATTGACAAAATTTATTATTAGTTCTATTTTTATTTTGATAATCTAATGGTTTTTCGAATGTAATAAATACTTTAGTTATTTGTTTTATTTGTTTTAATGAGAATGGTATTTTTTTTTGTGAAACATGCAGATGAAATCCACAAGAAGAATTAACATAAACATTATGTTTTTTTAGAAAATCTAGTATTTCTGTTAATTGTTGTAATTGTTTATTTTTATTAGTGATAATGGGTGAGACTAATTCTAATGCAAAATAATTAGTTCTTTCAGTTTTTAAAGAGTTATCTTTTATTAAATTCCAAACGTTGTAGTTATTAATTTCAGTATCTATAGAGAATTCAATAGGTATATGTTTAAGATTATTTTTCATTATGTTTGAGAAAAACAAAATTTTCTGATTAATATCCAATAATTTAAATTTAATCATTTCGTTAGGCACTTTAACAATCAACTCTAGTTCTATTCCAAAATTTAATGTATCATTTAATTGAGGATTGTTCATTATAATATAACTAAATATTTATATTTTTCCAAAAAAATTAAAGCATTTATGGTAATAATTTATATTTTTATAATAAAAAATAGTATATAAATTAAAATAAAGTATATAGGGATATAATATAGTATTAATATACTATGGAATCGTCATTAATTAAAAGCGGTAATTCTATTAAAAAAGGTAATGAATTATTAAATGATAATGAATTTTTTAATGATTTGAGTAGATTAATGGAAAATGAAGAATTTAAATCATTTTTCAATAAATATTTTACTAATTGGACTGAAATAAAATCCAATGTTATGTTTATGAATCTATATCAGGAAATTAAAAATAAATATAAAGAGATTAATAAGGAAGAATTAGACAAAAGTGTTATTATTTTTTTAATTTGGAAAATGATGAGAACTAATGATCTACGTCCTTTTATAATAAAAACAATGGATGAACAATTAAAACATAATAAATCAAATGATGATTTTTTTGAAAAATTAAAATTATTTTTAGAAGATAAAGAAGATTAACATAAACATTTACCTTGTAATAACATATCTTCTACTGTATTTTTTGGTTTTGGAGTTTTAAAGAATTTACCATTATCAATAACAGTATCCCATTTATCATTATCATAATTTGAACTAGTTGTATGTATAACCTTAAATTTTTGTTTTCTATAAAATGTTTTTCGTTTTTTCCAATGCCTTTGAAACGTATTATGAATATCTATAATGTCAATAACTAAAGCTTCGTGGTCTTTTCTTCTTAATATTCTTCCTACAGCTTGATTTACATCTACTTTTGGAGTAGCCATTAATAATGTAGTTAATGTTTTTATATCTAATCCTTCTTCTGCCATAGCATAAGTAGCAATTATAATTTGTTTAGACTCGCTTATTTTTAAATCTATTTCTTTCATTCCTCCTACATAATATCCTACTGTTGCTATACGTCTATGTTCTATAGCATCATGTAAATATCTAAGCAAACTTTTATTATGTGCTAAAACCATAATTTGTTCATCATCACTTCTTTTATCTACTAAATCTTTTAAAACTTTCAACATAAATTCACTTCTGCGATTAAATTCACATAGTTTTTTTATCATACTTGTATATTTAATTTGACCTCTATAATCATATATATCTTTATCGAATTCTTCATCATTACTTTCATAAGTTATTCCTTTAACTAATACTTTATTTTCACCTTTACGTTGTTTAGTAAATACAATATCGCCTAAGAACCACTTTATAACTTTGGTAAGTCCATCTTTTCTTTTCATAGTCGCAGATAATCCTAAAGTATATTTTGTCACTACTTTAAATAGAGCTCTGCTAAAAACTTCAGATGATATATGATGGCTCTCGTCAATGCAAGTCAATCCAAATTCACCAAACATTTCAATAGGATAATCTTTCATACTTAAACTCTGCAACATTGCTATAACTATATGTTTTCCTTCAGTATCTATTTTATTTTGCTGAATTCTTCCTACATCTGCCTGTGGTAAAAATTGCTCTATCCTTTCAATCCATTGTCTTAGTAAAAATTCTTTATGAACAATTATCAAAGTTTTAACTTTTAGACGAGAAATGATGTTTAATGCACAGATTGTATTATGGGTCACTGTAAAGTCTCCCAATATAAATCTTCTATTTCCATCTATTTCAAATCCATAATATTCATCCACCTCTCTTTTTACAACTTTAATACCGGTGTTTAATACATTTTTTATTTGTTTTCTTTTACTTGCTTTCTTTCTTTCTAATTTAACCGGTATATACTCGACCCCATCTCCGTGTATATTTGTTCTATAATATGTTCCTGTTCTTTTTTCTCCTTTATACATACAACTTTTCTCACATTTTTTTTTATAAGCAGCAAATCCTAATGACCTAGCAACATAAATTATATCATCTAATAATGTTTCATTTTTTTGAATGACCTCATAACAACCTTTTGTATAATAACCATCACTATCTATTATACCAGCCAGTAATTCTAATCTTACAGATTTGCTATTACATTTATAAATATGCGGTATATGTTTATTCATAATTAAGTTATGTTTTTTTAACATATTTATCATTGGATTTTTTCCTGTTGAACCAGAAATACCTTTTCTATTTTTTTTCCCAGCAGACATACTGTAACTAATATTATCACGTCCTTTTCCTTGACGAAGAAATAATCCCAATTCATCACAATACATTTTAAAATATTCTACAACTGGTTCATCTATAGTTGTTATTTGCGGGGTTCTACTTGTGCCATCTCCCAACCAATATCCCAATACATATGGATCTAAATCCACTTTTTTTTCGGGAAAATTAATTGGAACTCTATAACCTTTCAATAAATGGTTTTTTATTGTTTTTGGAAGTTTCAAGAAATCTCTAACTTCAATATCAATAATTTTATCTTTAACATAATTTTTACTTCCATTGCTATATCCGCATCTCAGTGATAAAATATGTGATTCATTTACGGTATATTTTTCTCCTTTATTGGGAATAATATCATACATCATTTCTCTTCCTCTTGCCAAACTTAATACTGTTCTGGGAGTTGAATCATCTCCCATTAATTTATCTCCAACTTTTATATTTTCTACTTTTTTTATTTTACCATTTGACAGCATAATTGAGGTGCCTTTTTTGTGACACTTGCCGAATCCCGTGTGAAGCTCTAGTAATCCTCCACCAACTTCACGTGCAGCTTTCATATATGTATCAATTGCTATTATTTGGTGTTCTCTTAATTGTCCATTAAATTCTAAATCAATAGGAATACCGTCAGACAACTTGTTTTTTTCAGCTGGTCCATATATTTCAGTTCCATAGAATTTTGGAATATAGAATTTTTTATGCGATTCTCTATAAACAGGAAAACTAGAGGGTTTAATAAATGAATTTTTAGGAACATATGGTTGAACAGATAAATCTTTTCTTAAAAGAATTTGGTCCTTAACATCTAAACAATCTTTTGGAATAACATATCCTCTATTACTTATATATGGTTCAATGGTTTCATTACTCATACTTATTTAATATTATCGATACTTATATATTAAATATCAATTTTAAATAATTTTACTAATTATTATAATATAAAATATTATGTTATCATATATGAACAAACTTTTAAAATCTTTACCAAAAGACAAAAATAATTTAGTTCTTGTTGTTCTTCTTTCATTATTCATTGTTATTGATGTTCAGATTCCAAAAGCCATATCTAAAGTAGTAGATAGTATTGTAGGAAAATCATTAGTTATTTTAGCATCTTTAAGTTTATTTGGAGTAAATAGTTTAGTTGGAGTTCTTGGAACTGTTGCTGGATATTTATTAATTCAGCGTTCTGCCCAACAGGAAGACGTTAGAATGTATGATGCTGGAGAAGAAAACAAGATTAAATACTTACATACTGTAAATCAATTCCCAGTTACTGTAGAAGAAGAAGTTATTAGTCAAATGTTGCCTATTGCATCTCCTGATATTATTCCTCCTGAATACAAACCAACACTTAACAAATTACATAGTGCTAGCAATCTTTAAATAAATATTATTTAATATTTTAAATATTATTTATGAAACTGATGGGGATACTGGAGTTTTTCGTGTAATATTGTGTCCAACATAACTGATTAATTTATATAATCCATAACTTAGTATAATTCCTAGTATTATTAATAAAGGACCTAATAATTTTAGTAAATCTATTTCGGGTTTATCTGGTGCTTCAGGAATATTCGATTTAGAAAAGTTATTATTTTTATCAGAAATTTCATTTCCTTCTTCATCTACTTCTACTAAAGAACATGTTAATGGTATGTCGCTTTTAGCATTATATACACTATTAATTACAGAAGTTCCTATTTTATTGTATTTAAATGTCTCAGATTTTAAATATGGTTTAGTATTATCTTTTTTAATTTTTTTATTTAAATTATTCCAATCAGAATTTCTCATGTAAATAGGTTTTGTAAATACTAATATTTTATCATTACAAGTTCCCATACCATTCCAATCAAAAGTTCCATCACATACATAATATTCTGATTCGGGTATGATTTTATTCATAGAAAATTCACTACCTACATTTACAGTTACTTTTTTATTAGATTGAACTGGAATAAAAGTCATAAATTCTCTAAACCAGTAAGATGATCTACTTGCTAAATTATCTTGAACTTTTTGTATAGGAATACAGACATATAAAGAACTTAAAGGTCCTTTATGTTGAATTATTAATTCTGAAGAAAACTTAGAACCTTTAATCATAGTTTTTCCATTACTATATAATCTTACTTCATTTACAGTAATATTTCCCATATCTGGAAAATTTATATTATCCGAACTGCTTCTATTATATATTTTTAAATAAGTGCCTTTATTTTCTAAATTACAGTCTGAATTACCATATTTGTATTTAAATAAACAACCAGCTTCGCATTTTGGTGGTTTTACATTCATCAATATATTTATTGTTTGTTTCTTAAATCCTACGCTTTCGCATTTTACCATATTTATATATTTACTTTATAATAAAAATAATATAATTTTATTTATATATAATGAAAATTTCACCAAAAAGATTACATAAAATAAAAAAGTCAAATAATCAAAGTCATAAAATAAGAAAAAGAAAGAACAAACATAAAAGAAATAAACAAAGGAGTTTTAGAAAAAAAAGAGGTCATTTGAATTTAAAAAACCGTTCATTGAAAATGAAACGTGGTGGAAAATTAAATATGGACAACGATGAATATATATTTCTTACTTTCAACCCTATTGATAAAAATGACTTAAATCCATTAAAATTAATGAATATTAAAAGAGAAGATTTATTAAAATATAATGAATCTAAATATTTATTAGATTCCTTAGTAGTATATAATAAAGATGATAATCCTACTGATTATTATTTAAATGAAATAAAATCAAAAGATGAAGATAATAATTATACTATTAAACAAATTACTGATTCAGATGAATTGATTTATAAAGTTCATCACAATAAAATTAATCAATTAACATTTAATTATGAATTATTACAGCACTTAGGAAAAAATAATATGATTGAAATTGAAAATTTAAATGAAGAAAAAAAAACAGTATTATATACAAATTTATCTAAACCTTGGAAATTAGCTATTAGAAATATAAATGGAAAAACTATTGAAATGACATCTTTAGATTATTTATTAAGAACTTGGAATCATGATCATAAAGAATCGGGTATTGATAGATTAAGAGTAATAATTCAATATGCAGAAACTATGAAAGACCACGAATTAGAACCAGAATCATCAGATGAAGAAATGAAGGAACTGTATTATTATACTAATATAGCTCTTAATATTTACATAATTAATCATGCAATAATTAGTTATTTGTTTAATTTTCCAGAAAAAATAAAAGAATTAAAAACAGAATTAATTAATAATTTTTCTTTTTCCGAATTAGAAAATTTTTTTAAGAAAAATAAAATACCTTTATTAACTGGAGTATCTTTTATTCCTCCTAAAAAGTTGGTTAATAAAGAATCAAATGATTATCATTATAGATGGAGAATGCCTTTTGAATTTTCTATAATATCAAAATTTGATAAAATGCCATTTTTTAATTTAGATGATAGTGAATTACAATCTTTTAGAGAAGAATTAAAGTTATTAAAAAATAAACATTCAGAATATCCTTTAATAAAAAATTATCAGAGTGTTATTTCTAACACTAAAAATAAAGTAGATAATTTGAATGGATATTTTGATGATAAATCTGATTTTTCAAGTTCATCTATTAATATAGAAGAAGAACCAGAAGAAGATATAGAAGCAGAACCAGAAGATACTGTTCCAGAACCAGAACCACAAACAGAAGAAGAAAAAGAAGAAGAACCAGAACCACAAACAGAAGAAGAAAAAGAAGAAGAACCAGAATCAGAAGAAGACGATGAAGATAACTTTTTAAATGATTTTGATTTTGAAATTCCAGAAATTCCATCTGAATCTAAAAATGAAGGAATGACTACAAATATATCTAGAAAAAATAAAGAATCTATACAAATTTATGTTGAAAAAGGAAATGATGGGGCAAATGATGAAATAAGAGCATTTGTAGATTTAGGAGGAAATCCAGAAGAATGGTTTAATGCATTAATAACTAGCAACAATGATACTGAAGGAGGTGATGATAATAATGAAGAAGGAGGCGATGATGATAATGAAGAAGGAGGCGATGATGATAATGAAGAAGGAGGTGATAATAATAATGAAGAAGGAGGTGATAATAATAATGAAGAAGGAGGCGATGATAATAATGAAGAAGGAGGCGATGATGATAATGAAGAAGGAGGCGATGATGATAATGAAGTAGAAAAAGAATTAAATAAAATGGAAGAAAATATAAAAGAAATTAATAACGAACAAGAAGAAGATGATAGTAAAATAAGAGAAAAAGTAAAAAAACAATTAGAGAAACTAAAATTACAACAAAATGAAATAAATAAGAAACTAAAATCACAACAAAATGAAATAAATAATTTTAATTAAATAATTAAATATGATACTTATAAATATTTAATTATCTTCAGATAAAGACCTAGTTTTGTAATTAGAACATTTAATATCCATTATATAATTTGATTCTTTTTTAAAATCCAATAATGTTAATATTATACTATCGACTTTATTATTTAATATATCAGAATCCATATATGTTTTTTTAAGATTATATAATCCTAGTATTAAATTCTTAATAAAAAAGTTAATTTTATTTATTAATTTAGTATATATATTTTTATTAATTTCTTCAGAAATAGTTTCATTAATTAAATCTAAAAATTTAATGAAGTCATTAAATTCAGAATCTAAATATGAAAATGTATTATTTCTATTTTCATGATAATACCATCTCCATAATTGTCTGGACCATGTATTGGAAAATATATAGTATTCATCATTATATTTTCCAATTTTTTCTCCTTCTGAAACGAGTGTAAATATTTTTAATTTTTTCTTTAATTCATTAAAATTATCAGATAATTTAACATTATTTGAAATACTATTAGATAATGTATTTTTGTCTAATGATTTCTTAATTAAATTATTAATCATATAAATAATATATGAGAAAATTATTATTTATATTTAATTTAAAATGGTATATATTGTATAGAATTATTTTCATATATTGTAATTTTAAAAGTATCGTCATATCCTTGAACATAAACAACATCTCCATTATATAATTCATTAATTCCGTATTCATTCATGCTGCTTTTTCCATTAGAAACTATTGGTAACTTAACAGAATTTTTATCGCTCATAGTATAATATTGAAATTTATTTCTATTAGCAATCAAAGATTTTCCCATCAATGGTAATATAGTTTCTTTTCCATTAATTCTATTTAAAATACCAATTTGACTAAATGTAGAATTATTACTTTGTGTTTGTATATTGATAGGAATTCCTCTTATATCAGTGGTATTATTAGGATGATATATATTATTTTTCAAAGGGGGTGCGTGGGGATTTAAAAATATATTACTAGGGTGGTGAATAACATTAGGAACGTGCATATGAAAATCATTATGTTTATGAGATTTATTATTATGTAATATTTTATGATTAGATATAATATTATAAATAACAAATGCGGAAACAATTATAATAAATAATAGAAAAATTAATGTTGTATTTTCAATACAAAAAACTCCAGGAGGACAGTATTTTTTCATATATTATAATTGTTTATTTTTATTTTTTGATACCTCCAACTAGTTTCTGTAGTTCATTCATATCTGGAAGGTCAATATTTTTTAAAGTATCCTTGGCTTTTTCTAATACTGGAGCCATACCATTTATAGAACTCATTAAACTCTGTTGTTGTTTAACTAATCTTTTAGTTTCATCGGTTAATCCTTTAATTCCATCATTTCCTAACATATTCTGTAAATTGTCATAAGCTAATTCTAAAGTAGATGAATAATCTATTCTATCATTTGGTTTATCTTTACTTCCATCAACTTTTGCGGGTTCGCTTTTAGGTATATTTCTCTGAGAAAATTTTTCAGTGCATTTATTATTAGTAAAACATTGTCCATCTTGGCAATCATTATCATAATCTTCTACTTCAATACATTTATCATCAGCATTTTTAGTATAATATTTTTTCTCTCCGTCATTTTCTTTTTTTTTATTTTCAAGTCCTTCTCTATTATTCATTAAAACTCTTGATAAATTAGTTAGAATAACGGCGGATAATAAATTAATGATCATGTTTTTGCTAAAATATGTAGATAATAAAGCAGTGACACAGAATAATCCAATCATATCATAATTTTTATCATTGAATAAATAAACAACATTAACTATTGAAATTAATAAAACAAGATATAACATAATTTTACTTTTTAATAAGGCTTTAACTTTCATTTTATATATTTTATATATAAAATAAAAAAATAAAAATAATCATTTATTCATCTAACAATTTGGAGGCGGCTTCACGAGCAATTTCAATGGCGTTTTTGGCATTTTCAGCATCTTCTTTAACTTTTTCGCATTTACCTTTTTCTTCATTGTATTCTTCTCCGTCTTCGCATTTAGTTTTTTCATCTAAATTATTAATAACTTCATCAACCTTTTCTTCGGCATCAGCTAATTTATCTTCATCGGATTTCATAGCATCTTCCATTCCTTCTTTGACACGACCGCATCCAAAGAGGTAATTAGCAGCAAACATAGCTCCTAATAAAGCGATGGAAATATTTTTAGTAGCAGAATGAACACCGTATGCGGTGACAGCGAATAAAACAAGGCATTCCCAAGCTTTTACACTAACGTATCCTAATACATTAAATGCAGCTAAAGCCATTAAGACATAGCATACATATTTGTTTTTCAAAAGTTTATTTACAGCAGAAGGTAATTTCATTATATAAATACATTATAAAAAATAATAATTTATTTATAATTTTCCTAAATTAATTTTTTCTAGTATTTCTCTTTTTATTATTATGTTTTTTACCTCTGGTAGATTTATTCTTTTTTCTTTTATTAATTCTTTTTTTAGTTCTACGTTTTTTATTCTTTTTAGTTTTATTTTTTATTTTTGAAAACAATGCGATACTTCTGACATTAGTCTTTGGAATACTTGCTAAATCACTTCCATATCTATATCCTCCTCTGGAACCAATTCTAAACGTAGGTCTATTTTCAGATATAGGAGTTTTAGGTTTGCTTCCTTCTAATTGAGATTGTAAATTTTCAACTTTCTGTTGTAATTCCTTATTTCTTTTTAAGAATCTTTTTCTTTTTTCATCTTTACTAGGAGGTAAAGCATTAGCATATTTTGCGTTATGACTAATAAATTTATTTAATTCTTTAATTTGTTCTCTAATTTCTTGGTCAGTAGGAATGTTATCATCAGTTAATATGGGAGCGGGTATTTTCTTAGGTTTTGAGATAGGAACATCATCAACTACAGGAATAGCATCTGCGATAGGAACAACTTGTGCTACGGGTATGGTTGATACAGGAGAATTTTGTTGTAAATTTTTAAGTTTTAACTCAACTCTTTTAAGTTGCTTAGTAATATTATTTTTTTCATCTTCAAGATTTTTCTTGTTAATTTTTAAATCAGAAATTTGTCCTTTGATTTGTTCTAATCTTTCTTTATGCATACGTCTAATAGTTTCTTTTTCTCTATTAAAATCATCTTTCATAGTTTTTTTATCTAAATCATGTTGTTTATTAATAGCATCTTTTTCAGCATTAAATGAATCTTTAACTTCTTTTAATTTCTGTTCAATATTTCTAGCTTTGTCTTCATCGGCTCCTTTCATAGCTTTTTCTAAAGTTTCTTGAGCCAATCTTTTTTGTTCTTCTGCATTATCTCTAGTTTCTTTAGTTAATTTTTCTAATTCAGTTTTTTTATCTTCAAATAATTTAGTTAAATCAGTTAATCTATTTTGTAATGAGTTTTTTTCATCATTAATTTTATTTTTCTCTTCACTCATAGTGTGAGTAATAGATTCTAATGCTTGTTCAGTTTCTTTTCTTGAATTAACCAATTCATTGTATTTTAATTCAATATCATCAACTAAACTTTCAATAGTATTTAAAATTTCTTTATTATAATTTTCTTTTCCAAGAAGTTCTAAGTCTTTAATTTCATTCATAATTTCTAAGTAAATTTTACTAGATTCAGACATAAATATATATATACTATTTACATTATATTTATGATATATAAATTAGTTATTTTTCAATGATTCTAATTTTTGAGAAATATTAATTAATTGTTCGTTAATCTGTCTTTGTTGTAAATCGGACGCAGGTTTTATTTCTTTTAATTGTTGTAATATATTATTAAGTTTTTCAACTTCTTTGGTCTTAATATTTTTAAATGTATTAATAATTTGAGAATAATATTCAACGGTATCATTTAATAATTCATTTTGAGCAGATAAATTTTCTAAATCTTTTAATAATTCTACTATTTGAACTTTTCCTTTATTTTTATAAATAGTTATTAATTGTAACAATGTATCTCTATTAGACAAATCAATATCAGTATCGGTTTTTTCCATTTATATAATATTAATATTATTCTATTTATATTTTTTTTACAATAATCAAATATACGTATTATCCATAAATAAATAATATATATTTATATACATAACTCGTTTAAAAAAACGATATAAATATAAATTTTTATAAATATTTAAATATATACTGATATTATTTAGGATGTCTAAAACTCAATTAGAACCTTTACTTTGTGAAAACCCAAACCGGTTTGTAATGTTTCCTTTAAAGGATATGTCAGTGTGGAAAATGTATAAAAAAATGATGGATTGTTTCTGGAGAGCCGAAGAAATCGATTTTTCTAAAGATATGAAACATTGGCTGAGCCTTAGTGAAAACGAACAATATTTTATTAAGATGATATTAGCTTTTTTTGCTGCGTCAGATGGAATTGTTCTTGAAAATCTTGGAATGAGATTTTTAAGCGAAGTCCAACTACCAGAAGCAAGAGCAGCATATGGTTTCCAACTTATGATGGAAAACGTTCATTCAGAAACATATTCTCTATTAATTGATACATACATAAAAGATGAAACTGAAAAAACTCAATTATTTCAAGCATTAGATAATTTCCCTTGTATTAAAAAAAAGGGAGATTGGGCATTAAAATGGATTCAAGATAATCGTTCATCATTTGCTACCAGATTAGTAGCATTTGCTTGCGTAGAAGGTATTTTCTTCTCTGGATCATTTTGTGCTATTTATTGGTTAAAGAAAAGAGGATTAATGCCTGGATTAACATTTTCTAATGAATTAATAGCAAGAGACGAAGGTATGCATACAGATTTTGCTGTTTTATTGTTTAATAAATTAGTAAAAAAACCAAAATCAGGAAAAATAAAAGAATTAATAAAAGACGCAGTAAAAATAGAAAAAGAATTTATATTAGAAGCATTACCTTGTAAGTTAATTGGAATGAACTCTAAATTAATGTCTCAATATATTGAATTTGTTGCCGATAGATTAGTTATGCAGCTAGGATACAAAAAAATATTTAATACATCTAATCCATTTGATTTTATGGAAATGATTTCTATGGAAGGAAAAACTAACTTCTTTGAAAAAAGAGTAGGTGATTATTCTTTAAGTAGTGGTCAAAAAAATGATGAAGCATTTACATTCGACGCCGATTTTTAAAGTTTAATATATTTAAAAATAATTTAAACATATTAAATTAATATAATTTAAATGAAATTAGCCTTTGTAACTGGAATAACTGGACAAGATGGTTCTTATTTATCTGAATTATTACTAGAAAAAAATTATAAAGTCTATGGTATTCAAAGAAGAACATCATTATTTAATACTACTAGAATAGATAAAATAAGAGATAAGCTGAATATGAGATATGGTGATATGTCAGATGGTGCTGGTTTATCGAATTATATATATGAAATTCTAAATACAAATCTAAATTTTGAAGTATTTGAAATTTATAATTTGGCTGCTCAAAGCCACGTTAAAATTTCATTTGAAATTCCCGAATATACTGGAGAAGTAGATGGAATGGGAGTTATGAAATTACTAGAAATTATTAGAACAGTTCCAGATGACGTTAGAAAAAAAATAAAATTTTATCAAGCAGGAACAAGTGAATTATATGGAGATGTATTAGAAACACGTCAAAATGAAAATACTCCATTTAATCCAGTATCGCCTTATGCTTGTGCAAAGTTGTATGCATATTATATGGTAAAAACATATAGAGACGGTTATGATATGTTTGCTGTAAATGGAATATTATTTAATCATGAAAGTAGTAGAAGGGGAGAAAATTTTGTCACAATGAAAATAGTAAATGGAGTTAAAGATATATTTTCAGGAAAAAAACAATATATAGAATTAGGGAATATTTATAGTAAAAGAGATTGGGGACACGCAAAAGATTATGTATATGGAATGTGGTTAATGCTACAACAAGAAAATCCAGATGATTATGTATTAGCTACTGGACATACATTCAGCGTTAAAGATTTTATAATGCATTCATTCAGACATAAAGGATATAATTTATATTGGAGAGGAAAAGGAACAGATGAAGTTGGATATGACCAAAATGATGTTATTAGAGTAAAAATAAATCCAAAATATTATAGACCTTGTGAAGTAAATTTATTACACGGAGATGCTAGTAAAGCTGAATCTAAGCTAGGATGGAAAAGAAAATACGATAATATGGATAAATTAATAAGGGAAATGTTTGAAAATTAATAATATATTTAAAAAATATTTAAATATATTTTTACAAATAATAATAATAATGATTATATTAAATTTACAAGGAGGATTAGGTTATCAATTATTTCAAATATCTACCGCAATATCATACGCAAAACATTTCAATATAGAATTTAAAATAAAAAGAAATAAAGGTGATATGAGAACTAAACAAGGATATATGAGACCAACCTATTGGCATTCTTTTTTTAGTGAATTAGAACCTTATTTAATTGAAACATCAAACTGTTCTAGAAGATATAATGACCCAGAATTTCATTTTACTCCATTACCCAATTTAAAAGAACATCTTAATGATGATTTTGAACTAAATGGATTATTTCAAAGTCCAATATATTTTCATAAACATATTATGGAAGTTGATAAAATACTTAACTTAATGAGTAAAAAAAAATCAGTATTAAAAAAACATATTGATTTATATAGTGAAGAAACTATTTCAATGCATTTTAGATTGGGAGATTTTAAAGATCCAGATGTTAGAGATAGTCATCCTATTTTAAAGTTTTCTTATTATAAAAATGCGTTGAAAGAGATAATGAAAAAAACGAATAAAAAAGATTATTTGGTAATATATTTTTGTGAAAAGGAAGACCAACAAAAAGTAAGTGATTATGTAAGATATATAAGAAAAGATAAACAGTTAAAAAGTTTAAAATTTAAAAGAATTGATTTAGACTTAGAAGATTGGGAACATATGATGTTAATGTCTAATTGTAATCATAATATAATTGCTAATAGTGCTTTTAGTTGGTGGGGAGCATATTTAAATAGTAATGAAAATAAAATAATAACATATCCAGATGTATGGTTTGGAGGTAGATTAAGTCATATTAAAACTGATGATTTATTTCCATTTAGTAATTGGATTAAAATTAATAATTAATTAAATAATAATAATTAAAGATTATACTAGTTATTATTATTATTATGAGTATCCCTAAAATAATACACCAAATTTGGATAGGAAATAAAACTCCTCCAATTAATCTAATGAATACTTGGAAAGAAAAAAATCCAGATTATGAATATATATTATGGAATGAAAATGAATTTATTAAAAGAAAATTTAATATCACATTGATAGATAAAGTAAATCAAATGGAAGAAATATGTGGAAAGGCAGATATTCTTAGATATGAAATTTTATATAAATATGGAGGTATTTATTTAGATGCAGATTCAATATGCATAGAACCATTAGGAGATAGATTTAAAAATATAAAAGGATTTGCTTGTTATGAAAATGAAATAGTAAGAAATAAAGGATGGACTAATGGAAATAAAGAATATGATGATGTATTAGCTTCAACTCACCCATTAATAGCTAATGGAAACATAGGATTTATTAAAGAACATCAATTATTAAAAGAAATGATAGATTGGATAAAAACTAATGATATTAGTGTATCTAAAACACAAAAAAGGGCTTGGAGAAATACAGGTCCTGGATTATTAACTAGAATATATTTTTCTAAAAGATGGAAAGATATATCAATATTGTCTAGTTATATGTTTTTACCAATTCATTCAACTGGTATGAAATATGAAGGACACGGTAAAGTATATGCTCATCAAGAATGGGGTTCAACTAAATTAAATTATGATAAAATGAATAGTGTAATATTACCTGAAGATTTTAATGTACCTAAAAGGTCAGTATCTGTTTTAATACCTTGTTATAATGTTAATGCTTCTTATTTTAAACAAACATTAGATTCTATAATGAATCAAATAGGAATATTTTTTATTAATTTAGTATGTATAAATGATGGTTCTAATGATTTAAATACTAGAATATTGGAAAGATTATTAAAAAATTTTGAACAAAATAGTAGATGGGTTAAAGTTCATTATCATGTTAATGAAAAAAATATAGGAATTGGTCCTACGTTAAGAAAGGGAGTTATATTGTGCCCGGATGAAATTATTTTAAGAATGGATTCAGATGATATTATGCATCCACAAAGAATAATGAAACAACTTGATTTTATGGATAAAAATAAAGATTGTCCATTATGCGGAACTCAAATTTTATTGTTTAAAAATAATTTAAATTATATTCAAAGTAAAACTAATCATCCTAATTATGAATGGAAAGATTATATTAAAATGAAATTAAAGCCTCATTGGTTAATGAATCATCCTACATTTTGTTTTAGAAAATCAAAAATATTAGAAGTAGGAAATTATGAAGCTAATATAAAATCAATGTATGAAGATTTTTATTTAATATTAAAAGTAATGAAAAAATATGGAAAGATTTACAATATGAAAGAGGCTCTTCTATTTTATAGATTACATGAAAATCAATTGACTCATAATGGTGGAAAAGAAGGTCGTTCATATTGGAATAAGATAAGAAATGATGCTATAGAAGAATTAATTAATAGTTAAACTGAATATTTAGATAACACTACGGGAGGAATCAGTATTTTTTTAAGTTTTTCTAATTTTTTATAACATTTGTTTATAGTTACTTCACTAATTTCACTATGAGTATTTACTTGTTTTTTTGTAATATTTAAATTACAACATTGTGCGACAAAATATACTATTCCTGCTGCGACAGAATGTGGTGTATTTTCCGGTATTAAATCATTTTTTTCTATTTTATGAGCTACAAATTTGCATAATTTAGTTAATTCTGAATTAATATTCAATCTACTACAATATCTTTCTATAAATGATATAGGTTTAGTTTGATAAAATCTAGTTTTATTTTCTCCAAATTTATCAGTTTCATTTTTTTCTAACAAATGACCTGCGTTTTTACATCCTTTTGTAGCAGCTGTAGGGTCTAAATTGAATATAGTAGCTATTTCTTTTGCGGTTCTTGGATAATTATTCATTCTACAAGAAATATACACTGAAGCTGCGATTACACCATCTCTATTAAATCCCCTGAATGTTCTCATTTCTGATATTTTTTTATGTTGTCTTAATGCTTCATCTTGAATCATTTTAGGAATTCCGCTAATTTTTGACATAGCTTTAATTCTTTCAAATTCATCATATTGAGATTTTTCTTTATACGGCATTGATTGCCATTCAGTATATCTTCTTATTTTTCTCATTTCATATGACGACCTACTTCCACATATTACTTTACAACCATATGATGATTGTTTTAATAAGGGATTTATTGGCATCCCGCATCTAGTTGGATCTACTGAATTATTATCATCTGCTCCATAATATCTCCATTCAGCTGTTTCATCTAATGAATCTTTATACATAACTCCACATTTATTATTGGTGCAAGTTAAATATTTTGACTCAGAATAAGATAATGGACTAGAACATAGTTCGCATATTTCTCTACTTTCTATTTTTTGTTTTGAATATAAAAGTTCCATACTATTACCTCTTTCTCTAGCCATTTCATTATCAAATGCTTCCCATAATTTAGTTTTATTTCTTTTAGTTTTAATCTTTTTTGTAGTATTTTTTACACTACTATTAGACATTATTAAAATAATTATTATAAGTTACTTTTAATTCAATTTTAATATATATATTTATCATATATGGGTAATAAAGTAAGCACTTCAAATAAAGATAATTTACCACAACAATCTGATAATAATACCGATAACATTGTTAAACATATTAATCATATTGCCGCAAACTATATATACAATATGACTTTTGATGATTTAGTTAAATTAGATAAACCAGAATATTGTGAAAAGATTGCTATATTAACAGGAAAAGCAATAAAAAATAATTTAAAAGATTTAGAAATTAGTTATTTAGTTCAAAAAATAAAAAATGGAAAACCATTATATCATGTAGCAAAGACAAATGTGGTTCCTCTTCAAAAAGAAAAAATTAATGACTTGGATATTTCCAATAAATTTTTAAAAACTCAGGCGTGTAAAGGTATAGGAAAATATTATGTTAAATTAGCACACGTTTTTGCTACAATAGTAAAAGCTGTAAATCCCTTATATATGTATAAAGATATAAATGGAATACAACAAGTAGAAAGTTTAATTAATAAAAATAAGATTTCTGATGTATATAAACCAACATTAAAAACAGGATTATTTAATATTTGTTCAAGAAGAATTCAAGAATTAAAACCTACTGAACATACTGAAAATAGAATTACTATAAAACGAAATAATTGTTCTTCAAATATTAAAAATAATAAGGATAATATTTTAATGGTAGGTGGAGCTGAAGTAGCAGTTGGAAATAGTATTCCTGATATTATTCCTATTCTAGAAGAATCGAATATTAATAAAATAGATGAATCTACATCAACTGAAGATGATATGCCAAAAATAATAGAAGCTCAACCATACAAACAAGTAATTTCTGATTCTGAAATGCCTCCAATAAATATAAATAAAATTAAAGAAAACGAAGTTATGTTACCCAGTGCTGTAATAGAAACTAAATCATTATCAGATGAACCCGGTATAAAGGAATTAGAAAAATTATATTATGATGAAATAAATTTAAAAGATAATCAGATTAAATTTGATAAAATGAGTAAAGAATCAAATGAAGAATATACAAAACATTTATTTTTATTTTATACCACATTTACAGGTAAAAAACAATTCCCTAAAAAAGGTGATTTAGATGAATTTGGAGAACAAGTTCCTTTAATTAAATCATTTTCTGATATTCAACTTAAAGATTTTCATAATCAAGAATTATGCACAGACCCAGAATCTAAATGGAATAAATCTTATACTGGAAACCCTAGTGATAAATTATTTGCAACATATGCTTCTCATTTAAAAAACATGATTAATAAAACTAAAAAGTATGAAAATAAATTAATAGATATTTTGAGAGAAATATTTGAATACGACTTAACACATCCTAGTAAAACAATTACTATTAATCCAAAAATGAATGAAGAAATATTAAATAAAGATATTATACCAAAAACTAGAAAATTAATAACTGAATTATATATTAATTGTGAAAAAGATTATCAAAAAGGGTTATCTATATTTGAAGCTATAATAAAATCAAAAATGATTGATTCTACAATAAATAAAGTTGAAAAACTTAATAAATTAGGAGATAAATTAATAGGAGCTGATACTAAAGAACTTCAAAATTCAATAGAATAATAAATATAATATTTATTAAATATATTTAAACATTTTAATAAATATTAGTAGAAATGGAAGTAGAAATGTCTACTAATAATTATAGATTTTTAGATAAAGAAAATATAAATAATACTTTAAATAAAATTACAGATGATATTGATAATATGACAACTATGATAGAAAATAATGTTCATACCAATATGGAACAATTTTATGTTGGATGGAAAAAATTTGTTTTTAAAGAAAATATTATTAATATAGCAGTAGGTATGATTATTGCTCATTCATTTAAAAATACAGTAAATAGTATGGTAATAGATTTGATAATGCCTATTATAATAGGATTAGTTGTTGGCACTAATGTTGAAAATTTATTTGTTGTTTTAAAAAGAGGAGAAAATATAAGAAATAGAACTTATATTACTCTTAAAGAAGCAAAAGAAGATGGCGCTGTGACATTTAATTATGGATTATTTATAAACATATTTTTTGATTTGATTTTTGTCACTTTATGTTTATATACAGCTTTAAGAGCAACATATAAAATAAAAAGTAATTTAAACAAAAAAATAATGAAAAAACGTTTATCTAATAATTAAATCATTGACTTATGTTGTTTATTTTTTTTATTAAATCATTACTATATATCACTCCAGAAGGTTTATAACTCTCTATAGGTTTATAATTCTTTTTCTTTAATATAGATTTTGTAGTCTTAGATTTATCTTTTAATGAAAATAATGAAGAGTTAGGGTCATTACTATTACCTCCATTATTTTGTTTTTTCTTTATAAGATTTCCAAATCCGTCTATTTTCATACCAGTTTCATCTTTTATTTTTTGTCTTTGATAATCAGGTATATAATGTTTCCAAGATATAAATAATAAATTAGGATATGTATATTTTGTTTGAAATCCATTTTCTTCTAATGTTTTAATTAAATATGCGGTGCAAGCTCCAACATCATATTTTGGAGTTCCTAATATAAATTCAGGAATAATAAAAAAACAATATTCATCATTATTTCTCTGCTTAGATGCGAATTTTATTTTTTTATGAACTCTAGATAATATTTTTTGATATACTTTAAGTTTATTTTGAAAATTAGTTTTTTTATTACTATATAATTCATCTAAATTTAGTTTTTCTCTAAATTCTTTATTATCCATATTAATTTGTTATTAGAAAAAAAACTTTAAAAAATAACAATATTATTATATAATGATTAAACATTTAGTTTTACCTAGTGCTGGATATAAAATATTAAACTTAATAGGAGCATTATATGAATTGCATAATAATAATTTTTATAATTTACATAAGATTGAAAGTATTTATGGTGTTTCAGCGGGTTCTGTTATAGGTGCTGTCTTATGCTTAAAGCCTGATTGGGATGATATAATTAAATACTGTATAGAACGTCCTTGGGAAAAATGTTTTAATTTTGATACGAATGATTATTTAAATATTATAGATAAAAAAGGAATAATAGGAATAGATATGTTAAAAAATTTTATAAATCCTTTTTTTGAATGTAATGATTTAAATCTAGATACATTAACATTAAAAGAATTATATGATTTTACTAAAATTAACTTAAATGTATATGCTGTTAATACTGATACTTTTAAATCAGAACATTTTAATCATATTATTTGTCCAGATATGAAATTAATTGAAGCAATATATATGTCATCATCTATGCCTTTTGTATTTAAACCAATATATAAAAATAATATTTGTTATATAGATGGAGGATTAGATATATCTTATCCAATAAACGAGTGTATTGATAATGAAAAATGTAATATTAATGAAATATTTTCAATGAATATGACTGACAGTAATGAAGATACATTAAAAATATTAGAAAAAGATGATGTTTTTACATATTTTTATAAATTATTTATAAAATTACATCATTGTAATATTAGAGATAAATATACAAAAAATCCTTATCACATGGATATTTTAGCCGATATTACTAATTTAAAAGATGCTTCTAAAATTATTACAGATGAAAATACAAGAAAAAAATGGATTGATTATGGTATTAATTTTAGCAAAGAATGGTTAAAAAAATTAGATTAATATTGATTCTAAAAATTGTTCTAAATTCTCAAAAGTTGGTTTAGCTTCAAACTCAACAACTTGTGTATCTTTAATAAGTATAATAGTAGGAAATCCATCAACTTCTTTACTATATGTTTTTTCAAAATCAGCAAGTAAGTCAGCATTTTGTTTTTCTTCTATATTTTTAAATACTACTGTATAATTATTAATGCTTTTGTTATTATATTTATCTTTTAATTCATTCCATATAGGAACTATTTTTTTAGAATATGGACACCAATTTGCTCTAAATAAATATAAATCGGCATAATTTTTATTTTGAGTTTCAGAAGATATAAATTCATTATTTTCAACATATTCTGGGTTCATTGATGGCGACATGTATTCTTGGAAAATATAAATAGCTATTGCTATAAATCCCATTAATGCTAATATTATTATCCAAGTTTTAGATGATAATACATAATTTTTTATTGTTTCTAAATTCATTATTATATTTTATATATAATATCTAAATAAATATTTAACGAATATAAATACATAATAATATAAATAAGTAATGTTTATTAGAGATTATAATGGAAATATAGTTAAGATTGATATTTCTAAATTCAATACTACATATGAATTTTATCAATATTTATGGAAAATTAAATACAATAAAAATATTACTTATACTAATTCAAATATAAAAGATATTTTTGATTATGTAAATGGAGAAAAGAAATTTATATAATTTAATATTTTTAATATAATTATTTTCTATAATTATATTAATGGCTAAGACTATCAGAAATAAAAAGAAAGTTAGAAAAAATAAAACATTAAAAAAAAATAAAATATATACTAAAAAAGATTTTAATAGTGGAGATGGTATGCTAACTACTGTTTGGGGACCTAGTTTATGGCATACATTACATACTATAAGTTTTAATTATCCCGTAAATCCTACTAAACGAGATAAGAAAAATTATAAAAATTTTGTATTATCGTTAAAACATATATTGCCTTGTAAATATTGTAGAATGAACTTTAAAAAAAATATTAAGGAAGTTCCATTAAATCAAAATGCTCTAAAAAATAGACATAATTTTTCAAAATGGATGTATTGTTTTCATGAACATATAAATAAAATGTTAAAGAAAAAATCAGGGCTAAAATATAATGATGTAAGAGAAAGATATGAACATTTTAGATCAAGGTGCACGTTAGACCCGCATAAAACTAAAGAGAAAAAAACAAGAAAAAATAAGAAAAGAAAGAAAAATAAAAGTAAAAAAGAGAAAGGATGCGTTGAACCTTTATATGGAAAGAAATCTAAATGCATTATTAAAATTGTTCCTAAAAGTAAAAGAGTTCCTACTTTTCAAATGGATAAATCCTGTAAAAAAAAGAGAAATATATAATTTTATATAATTATTTAAAATTATGTATTTAAAAATTAGCAAAACTATTTAAACGTGGCAATGGGTCGCTGCTAGTAGCTTGAAACATTGGTCTATTATTTAAATTATTATCTGAAAACATTCTATCATCTTGATATTTTTGATTATTATTAACATTTACAGATGATATATTATTTAAACTATTACTTTGGGTTTTTAAATTTTGATTATTAGATGAAGAATTTGATACATTATTTGATACATTATTTGATACATTATTTGATACACTATTTGATATATTTTTAGATACTTCATTTACCTTTTCTTTAACAGCATTACTTGAATGTTGTATTAATGTACAATCTGGACATTTAGGACAGACTGGTGGAATTATTTTCGTTTTTAACATATAATAATCCTTAGCTGTTTTTTCATGAATGCCTCTTCTTCCATTAACTGTGGAAAATTTACTTAGTTCTTTAGGACGTATTGGTTTTCTTCTTCCAGCATAACAATTAATAGTTTTATTATCAGATGGATCTATTTTACACTGAATAAAATCATCTCTTTCATATTCTTCATCATAATAATAATCATCAGTGTATTCATATTCGTCTTTTAAATAGCAATTAATATTTTGTGGATTTTTCTTATCAAATTTACAATCAATATCATCAGCTGTAAAGTCTCTTTGTTCTAATTCTTCATCATCCATATCTCTTTCTGATTTTCTTTTTCCTTCTCTTTTTCCAGCTTTATATCCTGCTGAATATGTTTCTTCACTGGGTTCTCCTAAATCTACGGCACTTGAACCAAACGGGTCATAATCTGAACCTTCATCTAATGAAGCATCTTTTGCTCCAGCTCTTCTTTTTCTAGCGCTGTTTAAAGCTTCATCAGATGACATATTTTCTTTAATATTAAATATATTGTAAATTAAACAAGTGACTAATATTATAAATAATAAATGATAAACATTAATCTTCATATAAATTATATAATGAAAAAAAAATAATATATAAATATATAAATGCCAGCTTTAACACATGGAAGAGTAAAAAATGGATTTAATGGTGGAAGAAGATTAAATAATGCTAAATCATCAAACCCCAGAGTCGCTCAAGGAAATGAAAGTAGAAGAGACGATGTTGTAGTAGGTAATGTAGGTTCCTCGAATATATTTGTTAGAAGAGCTTGGTTAAGAAGACTTAAATCAAAACAAACTAAAGGATGTGAGTGTTCTAACTAAATATATAATTTAAATTGATTTATTTATTTATAATTATATTAGTTATAAATAACTATGAAATTACTAATATTTGACGTTGAAACAACTGGATTAATCAAAGGTAGAAATGCTAATGTATCCGAAACACATAAATTTCCTTATATTGTCCAATTTAGTTGGATAACTTATGATACAGAAACTAAAGAAATGTGTTTATTTGATAATATCATTAAGTTGCCAAATAATAAAACTATACCGGAAGATTCTATTAAAATTCACGGAATAACAAATGAAAAAATGATGAAAGAAGGAAAGGATATTAAAAAAATACTATATTCATTTACTGATTCAGTATATAGAAGTGATGTATTAATAGCTCATAATTTACAATTTGATAAAAGAGTCATTCAATCTGAATATATTAGAAATAATATGATTGATTGGCTAGGAAGACACAGAAAAAATGAATACTGCACTATGAAAAAAGGTAAAAATATATGTAAAATATATAAAGAGAGTCGTTATGGAAATACTCCTTATATGAAATATCCAAAATTAATGGAACTACATAAGCATTTATTTAATACTTGTCCTAAAAACTTGCATAATTCGTTGGTAGATGTAATAACATGTTTAAGATGTTATTACAAAATTAATTATAATAAAGATTTGCTAGATAATAAGAAGTGTAAATCTTTATATTTTAGATTATGTGGAATTTAACGACGTCTTAATCGCATCATCATAGGCATTGTTCTGCGACGTCTTCTAACTTTTTTATTTGCTTCAGCAGCCTTCTTTTCCTGAGCAGCTTTTTCTTCAGCCGCTTTCTTTTCCTGAGCAGCTTTTTCTTC